CCAAATATTATCCAGCAGACAGCAAAGAATTATAATGATGCCTGGGTATTAGTAGAAGTTAATGATATTGGAGAACAGGTAGCAAATATTCTTCATTACGATTTAGAATATGAAAATATGCTGATGGCAGCGATGAGAGGTCGTGCTGGACAAGTTATTGGGCACGGTTTTTCTGGTAAGAAGTCGCAGATGGGAGTTAGAACAACGGCACAAGTTAAGAAACTTGGTTGCTCTAACTTGAAGACACTTATCGAAGATTTTAAACTTCTTACACTTGATTATGAAATTATTTCCGAGTTAACGACATTTGCTCAACGTCACAATTCATTTGAAGCAGAGGAAGGTTGTAACGATGACCTTGCAATGTGCTTAGTTATCTTTGCCTGGTTGGTTGCACAGGACTATTTCAAAGAGATGACTGACAATGATATTCGCAAGAGGATCTACGAAGAGCAAAAAAATCAGATTGATCAAGATATGGCACCATTTGGATTTCTGGATGACGGTATTAATGATATGACTGGATCATTTACAGATAAAGATGGTGATCGTTGGCATACTGATGAATATGGCGATCGTGCTTATATGTGGGAGTATTATTGATGGATGCTAAAAGTAAAGTTATAGATTTAATTCGAATTGTTATCTGCTTTCAGTTAGTGATAGTTGGAATAACTATTATAGGTTGCTTTTTACCTGGTAAGAAATGTGATGCTGATGTAAAACAACATATTGCTAATATGATGACCGTCATAACAACATCAACATTTGCATTATATGCAGCAGAAAAATAATGGACTTAGATGATCAGTTAAAACTAGGTCATCTGCTTCTTTTTGAGAGGAAGTGTAGAAAATGTGGTGTGACTAAAAATCTTATTGATGGATTTTACAGGACTAGAAAGGATAGAGGACCTGTTGCATCTTCATATTCTTATGAGTGTAAAGAATGTACAAAAAAACGTGTTAAAAAAAGCAGTGATTTTTGGGAATATCCCGATTGGTAGATATCACGGCTAGATTCCCCAATGAAAAGCACCTTTTTAATAAATAATTTCAGGTAATTTGGACCAAGGAGAACAAAAAGATGCCTCTAAACTTAGCATCTCCTGGAATTGTAGTAAGAGAAGTTGACTTAACTATTGGAAGAGTCGATCCAGTCTCTGGTTCGATTGGGGCGCTTGTTGCTCCTTTCGCAAAGGGACCTGTTGATCTGCCTCAGTTGATCGAAAATGAGGATGATCTCTTAAACACTTTCGGTAGACCATACTCAACAGATAAGCACTATGAGCACTGGATGGTTGCATCATCCTATCTCGCATATGGTGGCGTCCTTAGAGTTTCAAGAGCTGACGATCAGCTACTTAAGAATGGATTTGTAGGTGTAGCTGCAAGTGTCAAGATTAAGAGTACAGAACACTATGAGCAACTCGGTTACGACGAGAATAAAATCACTGGCGTAACTGTTGCTGCAAGAAATCCAGGCACTTGGTCGAATGACATCAAGGTTGCCATCCTCGACAGTAGAGCAGACCAAACTATTACTGGTATTTCTACAAGCAATGTTACTGTTGGTTGCGGATTTACTGTTGCAGTTCCTGCAGGAACAACTCTTCCTGGTGCTGGAACAACTTCACTCTTAGATGGATATTTCCAAGGTGTTGTTACAGGAGTTGGACAAACTGCTCTTGATCTAAAACTTGTTAAGCACATTTCTGATGCTGGCGTAGTTGCTGATGTTGATTACACCCAGAACGGTGTATATGCACTTCGAAACACTGGAAACGTTGCAATTCACACTGCTGGATTTTCTACTGCGTTTGCAACCAGAGCATATACTGGTGAAAGTGACTGGTTTGAAACTCAAGAAATCGAACTGAGTGTTGGTAAACTTGAGTGGGATCAGTTATCTAACCGTCCTGGAACTTCGGCATATGCTGCTGCTAGAGGTGGTAGATTTGATGAAGTTCATGTTGTTGTTATTGACGATAAGGGAACAATCACAGGTAATGCTGGTACCATTCTTGAGAAGCATTTAAATCTTTCTAAAGCAAAAGATGCTGAGTTCTCTGTAGGTTCTCCTTCTTATTGGAGAAAATATCTCTACACTAACTCTCGCTATATTTTTGGTGGTTCTGCACCAGCTGGAACAACAGCAACTGCTTTTAGTGGTAATGGTGTTGCACAACATGAACTTGATGCTGATACTGATTGGGATCAAAATGCAGATGGTGTAAACTTTGGTGGATGTGGTTCCAAGACATTAACTCTTGCGGGTGGTCTTAACTATCAAGGTAAGAGTGATCTTACTACTGCAAAAGCACTGTATTCTGGTCTAGATGACATCGTTTCAGGACTTACTAAATTTGAGAATACTGAAGAGTATGAAGTAGACTTCATCTTGATGGGTTCTGCTAACTACGGTAAAGAACAAGCACAAGCACTTGCTAACAAGTGTATTGCAGTTGCTGAAGCAAGAAAGGATGCTGTTGCATTCATCTCTCCATATAGAGGTGCATTCATCACTGATAATTCAGTTGGTAGTGTAACTGTCAATGATATTGATACAACTACCGATAATGTACTGGGTTTCTATGCACCAATTACTTCAACCACTTACGGAATTTTCGATAGTGGTTATAAGTACATGTATGACCGCTTTAACGATACCTTCCGTTATGTTCCTTTGAATGGAGATCTTGCTGGTACTTGTGCTAGAACTGATATTCAACAGTTCCCATGGTTCTCACCTGCAGGAACTTCTAGAGGTACTATTCTCAATGCTGTAAAACTGGCATATAATCCAGGCAAAAAACAAAGAGATCTTCTGTACTCTAGCAGAATTAACCCAGTTATCTTCTCTCCTGGAGCAGGAATTATTCTCTTCGGTGACAAGACTGGATTTGGTAAGTCCTCCGCGTTCGATAGAATCAACGTCCGCCGCCTGTTCATCTTCTTGGAAGATGCAATCTCCGCTGCTGCTAAGGATTTCCTCTTCGAGTTTAACGATGAAATCACAAGAACTAACTTCGTGAATATTGTTGAACCATTCCTTCGCGATGTTCAGTCGAAGAGAGGTATCTTCGATTACGTCGTGATCTGTGACGAAACCAACAACACCGCTGCTGTCATTGATAACAACGAGTTCGTTGCTGACATCTTTATCAAACCAGCAAGATCGATCAACTTCATCGGTCTTACCTTCATTGCCACCAGAACTGGTGTTGACTTTGAAGAAGTTATCGGCTCCGTTTAATTTACTTAGAGGTTAACTCAAATGCCATCTAGAAATCAAATTAATCCACCTTCCTTAAGGAAAATTACGGACTTCAAGAGTAAATTAACTGGTGGTGGCGCTCGCGCCAATCTCTTCGAAGTCATCCTTACATTCCCAGATGCAGCACAACCTGACACTGTAGTTCTTGATAAATCAAGATTCCTTGTTAAGGGTGCTAATCTTCCAGCATCGAATATTGCTCAGATTGAAGTTCCTTTTAGAGGGAGAAGTCTGAAGATTGCTGGTGACAGAACGTTCGATTCTTGGACTGTTACTGTCATCAACGATACTGACTTCTCTATCCGCTCTGCTTTTGAGCGTTGGATGAACACAATCAACAGAGTATCTGATAATACTGGTCTGGTTAATCCAGCAGATTATCAATCTGATGCATATGTTTATCAGTTAGATCGTGATGGTTCTACCCTCAGATCTTATCGCTTCTATGATGTTTTCCCAACTCAGGTAGCACCTATTGAACTCTCTTATGATAATGGAACTGGTATTGAAGAGTTCACCGTCGAACTTCAGGTTCAGTGGTGGGAAGCATACAAAGGCACTGGTTCAAATGCTGGTGGTGAGGATATCAACTAAATAGAAGAAGGAAAAGACACTTAATCACTTATTATGGCCAAACTTTTTGGTTTTTCTATTGACAGAAATCAAGATAAGTCACCTTCAATTGTCTCCCCCGTTCCTGAAACTAATCAGGACGGGGTTGATAATTATGTCAGCAGTGGATTTTATGGTCAATATGTTGACATTGAAGGTGTTTATAAAACAGAGCATGATTTAATAAAAAGATATAGAGAAATGGCACTTCATCCTGAAGCGGATGGTGCTATTGAAGATGTTGTTAACGAAGCAATCGTTAGCGATCTTTATGATTCACCGGTAGAGATTGAACTCTCAAACGTTGGTGTTAGTGAACCTCTGAAGAAAAAGATTAGAGAAGAGTTCAAATATCTCAAAGAAATTTTAGATTTCGATAGAAAGTCGCACGAAATTTTCCGCAATTGGTATATTGACGGAAGACTTTACTATATGAAAGTTATTGATATGAAAGCCCCTCAAGAGGGAATTAAAGAACTTAGATATATTGATCCACTTAAAATTAAATATATCCGTAAAGAGAAGAAAACTTCCAATGGAAGATATGATAACGGTTTTGTAAGAGTTAATAAGCAAGATGAAAATCTTGCAAAAGCACCAGAGTTTGATGAATATTTCCAATATACACCATCTCCAAGTGCAACTGGTGGACTTGCAGTAAGTCGTGGTTCAGCAAAATCTGTTAAGATTGCTAAGGACTCTATTACATACTGCACTTCAGGTCTTGTAGATAGAAATAAAAATACTGTCCTTTCATATCTCCACAAAGCAATCAAAGCACTCAATCAACTGAGAATGATTGAAGATTCTTTGGTTATCTATCGTTTATCTAGAGCACCAGAACGTCGTATTTTCTATATTGACGTTGGCAATCTTCCTAAAGTAAAAGCAGAGCAATACCTCAAAGAGGTTATGTCTCGCTACAGAAATAAACTTGCATATAATGCTCAAACTGGAGAAATCCGTGATGATCGTAAGTTTATGTCTATGATGGAAGACTTCTGGTTACCACGTAGAGAAGGTGGTCGTGGAACTGAGATCACAACTCTACCTGGTGGTCAAAATCTGGGAGAACTTTCCGATATTGAATATTTCCAGAAGAAACTGTATAGAGCACTTGGTGTTCCAGAATCCAGAATTGCTGCTGATGGTGGGTTTAATCTTGGTCGTTCTTCAGAAATCCTTCGTGATGAACTTAAGTTCTCTAAATTTGTTGGTCGTCTGAGAAAGCGTTTTGCTCAGATGTTTAATGATATGCTCAGAACTCAACTGATTCTGAAAAATATCATCACTCCCGATGATTGGGAAGTAATGAAGGATCATATTCAATATGATTTCATTTACGATAATCAATTTGCAGAACTGAAAGAAAAAGAAATGGTAGAGGGCAGACTTGCTCTGCTTGCACAAATTGAACCATTCATTGGCAAATATTATTCTACAGAATACGTTCGTAAAAGAATTCTTCGACAAACTGATAGTGAGATTGTTGAAATTGATGAGCAAATTGAAGATGAAATTTCAAAAGGAATTATTCCTGATCCATCAACCGTTGATCCAATAACTGGTCAACCACTTCCACAACCTGAAGGTTCTGGTATGGAAGGAATGGGTATGGATCCAACAGGAATGGGTCAAGTTCCAGCAGAACCAGATCTTGAAGCAGAAGCACAAGCAGTAGATGCCCAGTATCAAGCAGACACTAGGAAAGCTGAGTTATAAATATATTATATTACATATTGATTTTTAATGGAAGATGTTATCGATTTGATCGCTACTGGGGGATCTCAATCCGACGTTAGCGATAAAATGAAAGAAATTCTGTATGCAAAAGCAGCAGAAAGAATTGATATTGCTAGACCATATGTTGCAAATGCAATGTTCGGTCAAGAATTTGAATATCCTGAAGTTGACGAAACTGAAAATGAAGTTGAGACTGAAGTTGAAGCGGAAGCAGAAACTGAAGTTGGTGATGAAGTAGAAACTGAACCAGAAGAGGAATCAGAGGAATGATTATCAAAGTTCTAGCAGCAGAAGGTAATTTAAATGCTGCATCTAATGTTGACACTGCAACTGTTGTTAGACTCCATAATGGTCATACCGCTGCTCTGCTCATTACCAGAAAAACCTCTGGTGGAGATACTGTTGGTAGTTTGACAGTTAATACTAAAGAAAGTGTTGTATTGGAAAAAGATCCAACCGACACTCTTGAAGCATCTGGAAACGGATCTTCAGTAAAAGTCGTAAAAGTAGCATACAACATCTCATAAGAAAAATGAAACTTATCACAGAAGAAGTAACAAACGTACAGGTTATCACCGAAGGAAAAGGTGCTAACAAGAAACTGTA